CTTCGCCCCAGCGAGCAATCTCTAATTTTATGAAATCTTGTTTAGTCATTTTTTACCTCCTAAGGTTTTACCCTTAGTGATACCCGCGCTAACGTCATGGTGGAAGATAACGTGGGTATCACTAAGGGTAGTGGCTACGTGCTGTGCGGTTTCTAACGCCACTACCCTTAGTTCTTTAACTACTTAGTTATTACTCCTCACCCGTAGTAGCGGGCGCGGCCTTAACGAGATACACCTTGTCATCATTAGCAATAACCCTAACACCACTTGCACCCTCGGGCGCGTTCTTGCTATTAATGGCGTTATCAAAACCCTGCTTAAGCGTAGCAGGCTTCTTATCCTCAAACTCTGCCCACTCGTCCGTAACACAAACACCCTGATCAGCAGAAGCAATAAACTCAGTAAGAGCACTTGCATACTGACCCTTAGAACGAGTATTGGCGAGAAGTGAATTAACCTGATCCTGTGTAAGTCCCATTTTTAACTGTTTCCTTTCGGTTTTATTATTTGGAGTAGCTTGTGCAACTGGTAGTTCAATCGTAGCCACTACTTCTTCTTGTGTTAGTGACTCACTCTCCACAACTGATTGCAGTTGCGAATCTCTTTGTCTGCGTTGTCTTGGCATTTAAACTTTACCTCGATTGCTTTTCTAAGTTTAACAGTCTTATTTCTATGTTTGATAGAGCTTTTACTACATCGAGTCCGTGGAAGCCTTCCCGCCAGGCTTTCAGCGTTTCAACCTCCGCGCGTAGCTTATCAACGTCCGCCGCCCTTGTCAAGGGTCCCAATGTAAAATCTTCGGGTATCTCATTCGGTGCCTTGTGCAGGGCTACTACGCTTTCGTGAGTCCTGTTCCCTGCTAGGACGATCTCTAAACAGCCCTGATCGAGCAGGAGGCGGCGAATCTGTGAATAGTAGGCATTTGGTAAACCTGTCTCTTTGTATGCCATAACAAGACTACCACGAAATACTAATATATCGTTTTCAGTGTTAGCTAATTTTTCTAGTTGTTCATAAAATCCAATCGAGCTTTTTAGTAGAGTTTCAGTCTTCACTTGGCATCAGTGTTTCTATATTTAGTTGACCTTCTGTCGCTTCTGCTAACCATCCATCTAAGAAACAATAACGGCACATTTGTTTATTCATCAGTGTTACTGTGACTTGTGCCTCACCAGGTCTAGGATCAATACATTTTTCATTATCACATTTTGGTTGTTCTTCTGAACCATCTTGTAATATTAGACGGTGTGGCATTTTAAACCAGTTCTCATAATTACGTTCAATTATGGCTGGCCCTTTATGCCGACCACGTCGTTTATTTTTATCTAACGTAAGAAGTGCATCTATTTGTTCTTGCGTTAGTCCCATCTATTTATCAGACGTGTGCCGAGGTTGCAGTACCACTAACATTTTCGGGCACAACCTTAAATGACTTGGTGACTTCTTCTTGGATCAACATAGCTGCTAGCTCAGTAGCTCGTCCAAGTGTTTGCATAGTCGGAAGTTCTTTACCCTCTACTGTGACTGTGATAATTGCATCACATTTTACGAAGTCATTTCTAGTTCTTAATTCCCATTCTTGATTAACTGCAAGTTTAGGCATCTGTATCTATATCCTTATCTCTAGGGTCTTCACCGTCCGCACCTGCTGGAACAATCAAAGCAGTCTTAGGCGGTATATATTCTGTTAACTCGATTACAATAATTTTTTCACTCGTAAAAACTTCCGCTTGTGAATCTCCTACACCTACCGTGATTTCTCTTGTAGGGTTTACTTCTACCATTTCTACTGCTTGTCTGACTTGACGCCAGAAAAGCTCGTCATTTGCATTTACACCATTAGCCATATCTTATCTACCTCGATTAGTTTCTTAGCCATGTTTCTAGCTTCTACTTCAAATTTGTTGTTTCCATAGCTAAGTTGTGCATCACCAATAGCATTACCACTAATATACATCTCGTGGAATTTTAAAGGATCAACGTCATTTAATCTAACTTCTCGTTCTAATTGATGAGCATGAACTAACTCATGGATTAAAGTTTCATTAGCATCTGCTTCGCTTAGATTTTTATTAATCCAAACAATATGGACTGCTGTATTACCTCTACGCCTGCAAGTATGGTGACCAAATCTAGTCATACCCTTGGTTATTGGATACGTTCTTAGGGCAACAGCTATCGGATATTCGATCTCCAACTCGTCTAGTAACAGTGTTACTTTTGTGATACTAAAACGCCATCCAGAACCGTAGTAAGTCGATGATAATGTTACCTGATCACTCATTATGTTGTTACGAATTCCTCTTTACAAACTTCTACAATGTTCATGTAACCGCATGGAACAGGATCTCTCGTATTTTGAAACCATACGCTTCCCGATCTAGCCGTGTAGTCAAGACTCAATGCAATCTTATCATTGATAAGAACTTGTCTACGTCGTTGACTAACAGCTTTTTGAAATCTAATTTTTTCTAGCGGATTCATCCAATGATCACTCATAGTACCTCGATTTCGCTCGTAGCAGGACTAAACTTTCTGTATCAACCTCGATATGTTCGTTCTTAACCGTTACAAAATCTTTAGCTGATCCAGGCTTGCGCGTCTTACGACTCGCTAAGACCTTCACTTGCACAGTGGAACCAGTTTGTGAAATGTATTCAACTCTAGTTCCCGCACTATACGGACCAACTGACTTGCATAATGCAAGTTCTCGTCTAATATTATCACTACTCATAGTGAACCGGAGTTTCAACATAATTATAATCTTTAATAGAAAGAGTCACATTACAAGCGTCAACCATAGTAATTACTAAAAACTCTCTACCTACAAAACTATTTCCTGTCCATTGTCCAGCTAGCCTAACCGCTTCCGCATGAGTATTTGCTTCAACTAGAGTTGGTGGGAAATACCGACTAATTTCTGAGCTAGGTTTCTTTTCTACCCCAACTTCCTCAATTTGAGATATAGTCACAACAAGGAATTTCACATTAGCTCCTTTTAACTATTACGAGTAGAATAATTAATGATCCAATTATTACGTGTAGGATTGTGGACCAGGGAATACCAAACCCCCCACAGTCTCGTAGATTTTTAGCATCCGTACCGTCTATCTGTTAGCATTTTGAATAGCCAGTATGCGTTATGCCAACCATGAGAAAAGATTGCGTGGAATAGACAAGTCATACCATTCCCCACTTTTCTTCATATTCCTCTCTGGCAGATTCCCCGAAAAGTTCTTCATATTCTTTCAGATATTGAGTATATTCTTCTTCGGCATTTTTATACAATTGCCGAATAGGATCAAGAACAGTATTCTCAAAATCTTGCATTTGTCTCTGTTTATCACCCATTATTCTGACCTCATATAACAAGCGATTTTGAATTCTTCTGCTGAAAGCTCTGGAAACTCTAGTGCTAAGAAGTTTCCGAAGTCGTTTACCACTTCTTCATAACTCTGTTCATTTTTAAATCGTTCCTTTTTATCTGACATATAAAGTAAGTCTGCGATTAGTTGAGTTAGGTTATTCATAAATGGGCCCACTAGGATTTGACTCCATAGCAGGACCTATATATGTTTCCAAGTTCTTCTATCTAATATAGAATGTGCTGTAGTTTTTCCTATCCCAAATTGCCGTGCTAGTTTTCTACACCCTACCCCGTTCTTTTCGTGCAGTTCCCGCATTTGTAATACTATTTCCTCAGTTAATATTGCTGAATGATGATTTATACCATGCTGGTGTCTGCCTTTATTTATCATATCATTAATATTTTCTCGGCGCGTACCTACGAATAAATGTTCTGGATTAACACACGACTTAATATCGCAAGTGTGACAAATTTCTTTGCCTAAAGGTATATCCCCACTAAAATGTCTGTATGATAAGACATGGGCATCGTGAACACCACCACGAAATTTAAAACACCCATAACCATTACGTCTGCTGCTACCCATATCCAGCATGATTCTTGCTTATCAATTTTAGCAAAGAATCTTTCTAATTCTGGCTGTGTCATTTTTATTTTCATAAAATCCCCCGACCTAGAATCGAACTAGGACACTCGGCTTATAAGACCGATGCTCTGACCGTTGAGCTACCGGGGGTTTAAATCAAAACCAGATACTGATTTTACCTAATTGAAATACGTTCCAACCTTGGCCTAACCAACTCCATGCCCATCCGTGTTTATTCCACCGAATAGACCAGCTTTCTTTAAACCATTTGATCACAAAAGCCAACCATCTAGGAAACAATACCTGCAAATTTTGATTGTGTAAATTTCTGCGACGAATTGCGCGTAGACTGTTCCACCATTGAATAGTCGTGGATCGCAGCAATTATCATTATCACAATGTAGAGGATTACCTAAACCATCACTAGCATGGATAGTCATTTGTTTCCACGTATCATCATTACGCACTGTGGGGTTTGGTTTATCCCTGTGTCTGCTGCTATCCTTAGCTAGCAATACCTCGATTGTTTTTAGGTCTAGTCCCATCGTTAGTGGGTGTACCGTCCGATTACGAATCCTAGTGCGGCCGAACCAATCCCAAATACCAATAACGCAAAGTAGAACTGTGTAAATGGTTCGTTAATCCATCTCTTTGTCATTATTTCTCCTTTAATTCTTTAACTTCTAAAAGACAGAACTGTCCGGTCTCGCTATATTTGGGCCTAATGATAAACATTTTAGCATTAGGATTAGGCATACCGTCTAAACTAGCTTCTTCTAAAATTAAGCGATCCGAGTTGTGACTTACAACCGTTAGAAGTTTTCCCTCGAATACTACGCCTCCAAGTGCTCGTCATATTCGATCACGATGTTTTCGATTCGTGGATCATTGAACAAACACTCTATTGCTGAGTGCCTATCAATAACCGCGAACAATGGAATTCCAGCCATTGATTCAAAATTCTTTTTATTTTCCTGTCGTTCAATTTCTTCTAGTTGTCTATTGACTTCTGTTAGCGCTTCGTGCCTAGTCGTCATCAAACTCTCCATCTGCGATTAACCGCAGAAGCGTAATCTCTTCTGTGGAGAGTCTATCCTTTAAAGCCTTTAATCCAAGGTCATTAGCCATATCTGTGCAATCTTTTAGATTATGAGTCAAACGAATGGCTAAAGCCTTTTCTTCTCTTTTATCCATCTGTTTACCTCGATTCAATCGTCTAGCATGAATACGGGCCGACCGAGTAAGTCGTGTACGCGGCGGCCTTTGGAGTCTAACACTTTGTCTGCACGTTCCCATGAGCCTACTTGCGATAGATCAATCAAACCATCACGATTAGGCTCGGGCATAGTAGAAAGTTGTGCCTCGATTATAGCGCGACGTTCTGCGTTAGCTACCTCGTTCCATAGCTTTTCGATTTCGTCGCTGCTCATCACTGCTAACTCACCAACTGTGGGCAGTTGCCTAGTCATCAGTGTAGATGAGATAGAGTGTGTAGATAATCAAACCAATCGTAATGCCCAATCCCAAACCAGCAACTAGATAGACTGTGGCGGGGTTAATAATATATAATGGCATTTTTCTCCTTTGTAGTGCAATAGCCCCGGTTGGACTCGAACCAACACTGAATCGGTTTTAAGCCGACTTCCTCTACCTATTGGGATACGGGGCCTGGATTTAAAATCTTGTTTAGTTTTTTATATGGCCCATATATTATCACGTCGCGTTTACCGTTTCACCACTTCCGCTTTGTTTATTCGCTTTCTTTTGTTTTTAGGGCCGACTCTCAAATAAATGTAGTTGTTACTTAATCGTTTTTAGAATCCATTGCCGGGATATACCCACTACCTTGCTTATTACGGTAATGGGTACGCCAGCGTCGTAACTTGCTCGCATTGTAATAGTTAGGTCTTTTCTAGCCTGTTCTACCGCGTCTTGTGCTTCGCGGTATACCTCGCTGTAGTGGTCTAACATTCTACAGTGGTTCTCAAACTCTTTAGTAGTTAACCCCGTAGGGCGTGGCTTCGCCATGCACCGATCCTAGCACACCTGGCGCCCCGTGTCAACCCCAGTTTCCCAGTTTTTCTTGGTGCTTGCGGGGTCAACTATTTTTCTTATGCAATCCGGTGTTCGGCCCGCTACATCTTTGAACGTCACGAATGTAGCGTGTTCCGTTGTATGGAAATGGATAGTACTGATATGCGTCGAAAGCACTCTATCGCTTCCAACCTCAATCAGTTTGATCCCCGTTCCTGTTCTGTTTACTTCAACCTTGTAGGTGTTGTCTTTCATTTCTTTACTCCTTTTGTAGTGCATAGCCTAGCTTGGTTTTGAACCATAACCCTGTAGGTAGCTAGGCTTTTTATTTCTATTCGCTTTCCTTTGCAAGCTGGATACGTCCCTTATGCAGCAGGTAAACCGCATCCTCGCGCTTGCGCAGCTCGACCTGTTCAGCAGCACCATTCATCTTCTGAATGGCATTGTTGAACGACTGGTACATAGCCGTAGCTGTCTTATTACCGAAAAGCTCCGGCCAAGTCTCAGCAGGATTAACAGCGATCTCATCAGAATCAATGAAGTCCTCCACAGCCTGGCGGTATGCACCCTTGGTCTTAGTATTAGCGAGGAGGTCATTGACCTCGTCAATAGTAAGTGGCATTAGATTTTTCACCTCACTTTCATGATTCGGTATTTGTAGCTAGGTCTTACGTTGGTAACGTAAAACCCACTATAGCACGTTTAGGGTGGTCTGTCAAGCGTGCTGTAGTTGGTTTTACATGGGGGCGAACGTCAGTTCCCGTCACTATGTGACAAAAGTTGCATAAACTTTGCCACGAAAAAGTAATGCGCTAGCAGCAACTTTGAATACGGTACGAACATACGTTCGATTGAGCATCCTTCTCATCTATCTCTACTCTCTCTCTAGTAACTAGTAGTAAAGAGTAGTAGTAGTAAGGAGGGGTGGGAACGATTCCTATAGTAACTAGTAGGGGTAAAGAGAAGGAGAGGATAGAGAAGATTGTCCCCGGACAACAAGGGTTCCGTCTATACCTCTGCCCTAGTTACTAGTAGGGAGCGTTCGCTGGGTTTTGTGGATTGCTAAGTACACTGTAGCACACCTAACAGTGTGCTACGATTTACTTAGCTATTCGACGTTACCGATTGCGGGCAAGTCTGCGGCCATGATCCGTCCAGCAGACACTGTGGCGGGTTTTGACATACTGCGCGAGCCCCGTTCGATAACGGTCTTGTGTTGCTTGACGATACGTGTACCGTCGGGAAAAATGTGGATAACCGCGTTATTGATAACACGGTCACGCTGAGACAGCGTACCAGGCTTCCAACGTGGGCTAAAGCGGGTTTCACGGCTGGTAACTAGACCAATACCGTGCAGTGCTGCTTGATCCTCAGCGTAGCTTGACAGTCCAGCGCGTGATGTTGGGTCTTGGTGATCGTTACGCGCTTGCCATCGCTGGTGATCCGCGAGCAAGATATCTGCTTGCTGTTGCTTGGATAGCTTGGGCACTGTAAACCTCCCTCGATTTTCTCGGCCACGGTTTCCGTGACTCGCAAGGCAAAGACTACATGTGGGGTAGTCCCACGTCAAGGGTTTCTAGTATAAAATGTTAGTGATGTAACGTGGATATGCATAGACATATGTCTAAGCATTGTTTCCGTGGGAGGCAACAAAATGGTGGGACCGTATCAAAAACTCGTCTTTGCAAAATTCGTTTTGTAAAACTTGAACACTTAAAACTAATAGTTTGGAATCAGTGGTTGTCGCCGTTCTATAAGCCGCGACTGAGTGCCGGTTACACTCCCGCGCATGGGTGACTCTGACCGTGAATCCGTGGGCAACGTGGGTGATCCAGATTTAAGTCATTTAACTGATGAGGATAGAGCCTCATTAGCTAGAAGTCTTGCTGAGTATCACAAAGCTGTACGTGAGGAATTTTTAACTACTCAGGCAGATCGAGCTAGATTCAATTCCGATGAGGATATCGATAAGCTCATATTAGCTGCTAGGGCTAGTTCAGCTAAAGAGATACTGTGGCTAGCAGAAAACGCTACCAGCGAGTCCGTTAGACTCAATGCGCTAAAGTGGATTCAAAGCGAGGCATTTAAGATCAGCAACCTCGAGGGTAGTGACCCCTTTAAGAATCTGCTCAAAGAACTTGCTGGTAATGACAAAAAGAAAGAAGAGCAAGTAGAAACCAACTAGTGGCATTAGTAGTTAACCCAACAGCAGTAGAGCCTAACATTGACAGGGAAAGCCTGTACGATAAACTAGGCTTTAAACCGCATAGTACCACGCAACACGAAATCGCGTATAGCGATTACAGGTTCAATACCTATTGTTGTGGTCGGCGCTTCGGTAAATCACTAACGGCGGGTGTTCGAGGTATTCACAAATACTTCGTGCCTGATACCTACAACTGGATTGTAGGACCAACGTACAAACTCGGAGAGAAAGAGTTCCGGGTAGTTTACCGTGCGTTTGAAGCATTAGGGTTATTGAAGCATTGTAAGAAGTCTTATGATGTTAAGGGCGGTAACATGCGGATTGAAACGCCCTGGAAAACGATTATTGAGGTTGTTAGTGCTGAAAAGCCCGATTCACTACTAGGTGAGGGTTTGTACCACGTTATTATGAGTGAGGCAGCTAGACATGCTAGGGCAACGTGGGAACAGTACATAGAACCTGCACTATCTGACCTTAGAGGTACTGCTGACTTCCCAAGTACGCCAAAGGGGTTCAATTGGTACCACGGGCTGTTCCAGTTAGGTGATAAGACCACTACAGATAATAAAGATTACCACTCGTGGAGAGCGCCAACTTGGGATAACATCGTAAGATATCCTGGGGGACGATTAGATCCTGAGATAATCCGCATTGAATCAACGGTATCGAAGACATACTTCGACCAAGAGTACGGTGCACAGTTCACATCGTATGCTGGTGCGATTTATGAAGAGTGGGATGAGACTAAACACGTCGGAGATTTTGGTTATAACGATGCTTGGCCAAACTATTTGGTCATGGACTATGGGTTTAGTAACCCATTCGTAGCCCTTGACGTGCAAGTAGACGCTTCGGAAAGCGTGTGGGTTTGGCGAGAATACTATTCTAGGTGGCAAACGACCTATACGCACGGTGAAAACCTAAAGTTCCGTGAGCAGCCAGAGCATTACCACATAGAAGGACTATGGGGTGATCCTAGAGGCGCTAACGAAGCTGCTACACTTGCACCACTTATAGGATTTGTTGCTAGTGATGCAAGTGTAACCTGGAAACAGGGCGTTGACGCTATTAAGACGTTATTAAAAGCTGAGAAGCTGCATATTAGTAGGAATTGCCCTAACTTGATTAGGCAGATGAGCCAATTGCACGTTAAAGAACAAAGACGGGCCGAAAACGAGTTAGACGAAAAGGGCGGAGAGAACAACATACAACACAAGGTTGATGACCACGCTGCCGACGCATTAAGGTACTTCATTGGACCTTATTACGTTAATGGCGCGGGTGACCACTTTAGCGACACGTACGGACAACCTTATGATGGTAGCGAAAGCGATGACTTCTTCACATTGCATAATGGTATGGTACTAGATAACTCTGTAACCAGCAACAGGCTGTGGGGGGTTTAGATAATGGCACGCCTGCCCGATATAATTGAAGGTAAGTTGCCTGATGGGTACCAGGCCGTTGGCTCGTATTGGAAAATATTAGATGCCGATGGTAACCCTAAAAAAGTATTGTGGCACGATAAGCTTACTGAGGACTGTTGGCGTGTAACAGTTCCGATTGGTGATGAAGATGGTTATGCAATTGCTAACCTGGAACATCACACTGTACGGGAGAATGAAGATGGTACCATTTCGGTTCTACCGGGTGATGGTTCTAGTAATTCAATCTTGGTAACAGGCAGTAAGGGTAGGACTTGGCACGGTTACGTTTATGATGGTGAATTGAGGGCGTGCTAAATGGCTAAGTTGCCCAAGATTTTAAAAGGACCGTTCCCGGCGCGTAATGCTGCTAAGAACCCACAGACTACACTTAAAAGCTCCGCGGCTGCTTTAGCGCCTGGAGATACTCCGCAGACTGGTAGTGAGATTGGATCTAATCAACCAGTACGGATAATTGAGTTAGTACCTGCGTTAGTCAGTCCTTATACTCGGATGCTCGAGTATAACAAGATGATGACTGATGCGGGTGTTGATGTTTCTGTTAGAGCTGTAAAGACTCCGATACTTGGTGCTGAGTTCTTTGTTGATCCAGCTAGTAGTGACCCACAGGATCAGATGATAGCTACATTTATTTGTGACAACTTGTTCGGTGGTCTTACGACGCCGTTTACTTCTTCACTTGAAGATATTCTGAGAATGTTTGAGGACGGATACAGCGTACTCGAAAAGGTACACGAGTTGCGCGTATGGGCGCCTAAAGATGTGCCAGGTGCCAATAGCAAACAGTACACGATGTTGAAGAATTTTGGAGCACGGCCAATTAGTACTATTACAAATATAGTTTATGACAACAACGGACACGTTACAGAAATAGACCAAAACGCCATTCAGGCTGATACATCAACAAAGCCCGTTAAGATGGATATTAACAAGCTATTGGTCTTTACGTATAACAGACGTGGCGGAGATATTACAGGCAAGTCAATTCTCAGAACAGCATATGCACACTGGTACTACAAAACACATTTCTACAAGGTCGATGCGATCCAAAAGGAAAGACACGGCCTTGGTATTCCGCGTGGTAAACTACTACCCGGATATACGCCTGCTGATAAGGTCGCAATGCGTACGGCGCTCCGTAACATAAGAGCTAATGAAGAAAGTTTCATACTGGAAACTCCTAACGTCACGATTGACTTCGTGGAGTTAAGTGGTAACCCAGTTGATGTTACGTCGAGCGCAGTTCACCATAACGCCATGATCCTTCTTAATGTACTTGCTGAATTTCTCGCAAGTGGGTTAAGTGAAAAAGGTGGTGGCGGAGGTCGAGCTACTGCACAGCCGCAGGTTGATATATTCATGAAGTCACTGAGGTACGTAGCTAACATGATTTGTGACATCATAAATATGTATGTCATACCTGAACTGGTTGTCTGGAACTTCCCAACTAACAATTTTCCGCAACTCAAGGTTCGCAATATTGGCGAAACCAAAGACTTGCAGATGTTGGGCGCCGCGTTGGCCAATCTCATATCTGAGGGTGGTATCCAAATGGATGATCCCTCAGAAGATTGGATTAGGCAGATATTTGATATGCCTAAGCGCACAAGCCCACGCACGGAAGAAGTTCCTACCAAGGAAGTCATTACTGATAACGAGAATAATAGTAATGGTGGAACTGGTAACAAGGGAGTCGTTAAAAAGACCACTACAGGAAACGTTTCTAAGTATTAGGAGGTACAATGTCTGATGCTGCTATAGAACATAGTGAACCTGGTAGTGGACCAACTCCTATTTTGCCGGGTCAAACATTCGTATCCGGTGTGCCACCATTTCAGACTACAATTAGTGGTGGCGATGTGGATAATGCTGTTGCGACAGGATCACGTCGAGCTATCTATCCAGAAGATTGGTTGGAAAATCCTAGTGAGTACGGACCTAATACATCACCGCCCATCCCAGGCGCGTAAGCTACTTACTCAAGAAAGTATTTATATCTTGATGAAGGGTAGACTTTATTACGTGCTTGAACTAGATGGTGACATGGTTCTATTAGAGAACTGCTCAACCTTGTACAACCATTGGATGTCAATTTTCGATTTAGCGAATGAGGAGGTGAAACAAATACAATGCTCGAAACAGTCGTAGCACCTGTGGGGGGTTTTGAAGTACCCGAGGCCGGCAAAGGTAATAAAGTACGTATTGAAGCATTACCGGCTAGGGTTTATCAAACTCCACAGTACGGTGAAGTTCCAGTTACACGTGAGAAGTTAGAACGAATGGTAAAGAACTTCAATAATCGTGTTCGTGGTCAAGATGTAGCTCTTGATTTTGACCACGGTATGGATAGAGCTAAAGGTAATAAGGCTGCTGGTTGGTACAAAGAACTTGAAGTAGGTCCTAGTAGTGAGGACCCAAACCAGTTTAGTCTTTTTGCTGTTGCTGAACTGACTGATGAGGCAATGGCAGAGGTTAGAGATCAGCAATGGCGCTATTTTTCACTCGAATGGGATGATTTATGGAGTGACAACGATGGTAACAAGTTTGAGGATGTTATCATTGGTGGTGGATTAACCAATCGTCCTATTGCTAAGCACACAATGCCTCTCAATTTTAGTGAGACAATGTGGGATGAGCTGGATGATGATACGCGCAGGGAATTTGCTGTATGGTCTACGGCGGAAATGAATAATCTACCGGATTCGTCGTTCCTATACGTTGAGTCTGGTAGTAAGGATAGTGAAGGTAAGACTGTGCCTCGTTCATTGAGGCATTTTCCTTATAAAGACGGTTCGGGCAAGATAGACCTACCTCATTTGCGTAATGCTATAGCTCGTATTCCTCAGTCTAGTCTGAGTGCAGATCTAAAGAGTTCTTTGCAGGCTAAGGCACGCGCTATACTCGCAAAGAATGGTGGTAGTAGTGATAAGTCAATGAGTGAAGACTGGTTTAGAAGCCAGTTCGGCCTAAAGCCACTATTGGAGGAAAATAATATGACTTTCAGTGAGATGAAGAAGTTGTTAGGACTCGCTGAAACTGCTACAGAGGAGGAAGTGACTGAGGCTGTTCAAGGGCTTCACACTACCACTACTCAGTTCAGTGAGATTCTAGAAGTTGAGCCTGCGAAGGTTGTTGAGACGATTACTAACCTTCATAAGGAGAATAAGGCATTTAAGGAAGCTGTTGCTGCATCTGCTGAGGAAAAGCAGTTTGCTGAGAAGTTTCCGACTATGTGGCGTGAGCATCAGGATATGATCGCTACTGATCGTGTTAATAAGGCACACGCATTTAGTGAGTCTATTAAGACTAT